GACGAATAAGTATGTTCCTAAACTTCCTTCTTTACATAGCGGTCAGCAAAAAGTAAGAGATTCAGAAGCGCGTTGGAAAATTCTTTGCGCAGGTAGACGATTCGGAAAAACAAGACTTGGTGTTCAGTTATGTATGGAAGTAGCTTTACGCGGAGGTAGAGCTTGGTGGGTAGCACCTACATTTTCAATTGCTAGAGTTGGTTGGCGTGATATCGCCGCAAGTGCAAAATCGTTTCCTAGAGAAATAGAACCTAAAGTATCTTTGGCTAATATGCAAATTGATTTAGCTAACGGGGGCTCTATTGGTGTAAGGTCTGCTGACAATCCTCAAAGACTTCGTGGTGAAGGTTTGGACTTTCTTGTTATGGACGAGGCTGCGTTCTGTAAAGGAGAAGTATGGTCAGAAGTATTAAGACCTACACTTACTGAAAGAAAAGGTTCTGCATTATTTATATCAACTCCTATTGGCAGAGATAACTGGTTTTACGATTTATGGGAACAAGCAGAAGAGGCAGATAACTGGGAGAGATTTAGATTTGCTACTACTGACAATCCTATGATTGACCCAGAAGAAGTTGAAGCAGCTAGAAAAGAAGTTGGTTCTATTGTTTTTGCGCAAGAGTATTTAGCAGAGTTTGTTGACGCAGGTCAAGGTATGTTAAAGCCAGAATGGATACATTACTTTGCTATGGTTCCAGACCAAGCAGGAAATCTAAAATGTATTGTTGACGGCTCAGAATATTATTTAGCTAATTTAGAAAAGTTTGGAATTGTTGACTTAGCTACTACAACAAATAAAGACTCTGACTTTACTGTAATCACATCATTTGCAAGAACTCCAGACAACAGATTACTTGTTATTGATATGACTAGAGCAAAATTAGAAGGTCCAGACATTATTCCAGCGATAAAACGCGCAATGGATAAAAATAAGCTAAAATATGTAGGTATAGAACGCCAAGGTTTTCAGACCACGATAATCCAGATGGCGCAACGAGCTGGTATTCGTGTCAAAAATCTTAAGACGGATAAAGACAAAGTTACACGCGCACTTCCTTTATCTGCTCGCATGGAAGCGGGTGATGTATATTTACTACGAGATACACATTGGCTACCAGAGGTGGAGAGAGAAATTATGACCTTTCCTGCTGGAGCTCATGATGATATTATCGACACCCTAGCCTATGGCGTACAAATGTTGCAAGAACAAAGAAGCTGGAGCGCGTATTAATGGCTGAAGAGAAGTCAAGATTTTCAAAAGCGTTAGATTGGTTGAATGCACCAACTGACGCAAGAATAAGAAGAGAATCACAACAAAAAGGTTTAATTGTAAACCAATCAGAGTATTCATATCTTAATCAAGCAGTTATGGGTTACAACACCCAATCTGGTTATTTCGACCACAAAAAACTAGCAGAACTAGGTGACGGAACTGGTAACTCTGCTGTTATCGCATGTCTTAATGTATTGGCTACTGCATTTGCAGAACCGGGACTTTTAGTTGCTACTAGAAATAATGAAGGTGATTATGTACAAGATATGAATCATGAATTAGCAAAACTATTCAGAAGACCTAATCCTTACATGACACAACAGTTGTTAGCAAACTATATTATTACAGCTTTAAATGCAAACGGCGACGCTTTTATCTATAAAAACAGAAATGCTAGAGGCGTAGTTGTTGAGCTAGTCCCTCTTATGCCTCACTTGGTTGAAGCAAAAGGAAATGAGAACGAACTTATAACTCATTATCAGTATCAACCACAAGGCGGTGTACAGGGGGAAGATTCTGTACGCATAGAAAAAGCAGATATGGTTCACTTACGCCAAAATGTTGACCCTAGTAACATGAGGCGTGGTCTTGCTCCACTTAGAGGCGTTCTAAGAGAGATAGCAGGAGACGAAGCAGCAGGACAATACACTGCGGCTTTATTACATAATATGGCGGTACCCGGAGTAATTCTCTCACCAAGAGATGACGCTATGGGTGGCCCAACGAGAGAAGAAGCTGAAGCTATTGCAGATATGTATAAGCAAAAGTTTGGTGGTAAGAACAGAGGTGCGCCTATGGTCTTATCCGGTGCTATGAATGTTGAAATAGTATCTTTCTCTCCAGACCAAATGAAGTTAGCTGAATTAAGAAGAATCCCAGAAGAAAGAGTGTCAGCAGTTCTTGGCGTTCCAGCAGTCCTCGCCGGCCTCGGAGCTGGATTGGATTCGGCGACTTATTCGAATACAAAAGAACTTAGAGAGTTCTTTACCGAGTCAAAAATGGTCCCAATGTGGAACATGGTTGCGCAAGAACTGACTCATCAATTGTTACGACCAGAGTTCGGCGGAAATGATAATCAATACGCAGAGTTTGATATCAGTAATGTTAGAGCACTAGCTGATGACAAAGACAATCTCTATAAACGCATGAATACTGCTGTTCAAGGAGGTTGGGTAACAATTGGCGAAGCAAGAAAAGTAGTTGGTTTAGAGGCTGATAATAGACATGATGTTTATTTAAGACCTCTTAACATGATTCAAGTTACAGAAGATGGTTCTCCACTTCTAAATGACCAACCTACTAATGAACCTGCACCGGCAAATAACAATGATGATGAAGAGCCTGCAACTCAAGATGACGAGAGTAAGTTAACTACTATTGATTTACCGCCAGAAGTAGAAAGAGAAGATGTTGTTAAACCAACACCTACTTATCTCAATGAAGAAAAATATATTGCAGAAATGCCTAACGGTGCTTTCTGTGTTATAAGCCACGAAGATGGTGAAATAATAAAATGCTTTGATACAAGAGCAGAAGCAGAAAACTTTTTAAATAATAAAAAAGAACCAGCTGCTTTGATGAAAGATACTTACACAACTATTGAAGAAGCACAAGAGAGAGCTAAAGAATTAGGTTGTGAAGGTACACATTACATTGAAGTAGACGGAGATAAATTTTATATGGCTTGCGCTACACATCAAGATTATTTAGACGCAGTCTACAAACCTAAAAAAGACGGAGATATAGAAGAACTTAAAGTATCCCTAGAAGAAGCAGAAGCAATGTACGAAAAAGGTGATAAATTACACAGTCCAGAAGAAAAAGCTCCAAAGAAAATAACTAACTTTCCAAAGAGTGGTGATAATCAAAAGATAAGTTTATCTAACTCACAACACTCACAGTTTCCAAGCTACGCTTATGTTAAAGATTTAAAAGAGAACTGGCCAGAGATTTGGAGAAGAGCAGGTACCGGCGGTAACCCTCCTACTTCATTTACTGGTAATGACGCTTTTAATAGATGGACAGCGTATAAAGGTGGAGATAGAAGCGAATCAGTTCTTAACTGGGTTAAGAGAAGAGAACGCTTTATGAATCGTCATAAGAAAAATAATAGACTTAACGGCATTATTGCAGTTATGAAGTGGGGCGGAGTAACAGCTGGTGGAGTTTCACAAATGAAGTCTGTTGTAAATGAATACAAAAAAGTTATTAGAGAGAGAAGAAAAAAATCTCTTGATATAGCAGAGGAATATTTATTAAAAGCAATATCTGACCAAGCTAGAGCAGGTCTTACTAGAAAAGTAGAAGACCATAATAAAAATAATCCTACTCATAGAGCAACACTTCGTATGCTAATTGCGGTATATAACAGAGGAATAGGTGCTTATAGAACTAATCCGGGTTCAGTAAGAGGTAATGTGAGTTCAGCAGAGCAATGGGCAATGGCTAGAGTTAATGGCTTTTTAAGAGCATTGAGAACAGGTAAGTTCAGAAGAAAACCTTATGACCAAGACTTGTTGCCTAGCTCACATCCATTGTCATCAAAAAAATCTGGTAACAAAGCAGAATCAGTAAGAGTAGGTCAAGCTGTAAGCTGGTCAATCAACAAAGAACCAGACCCACCTTCAGTTGTGCATGGTATTGTAACATCAGTAAATGATGATGAAGCCACAATGGAAGTATGGGCTAGATTAGAAAATGGCGACCATAAAAAGACTGATAGAAAAGTCACTATGCCAATTTCAAAGCTAAGAATAATATCAGACTTTAGACAATAAAAAACTAAAATCTGAAATCGTATCATATAATAGTTAAAACGCACATCTGAATAATCTATTGTACAATTTAAGATTGAAGGATGTATGAATAACGAATCTAAAAATATCGACATAGAGTTAAAAGATGACTCTGGTCAAGTAGAAGCAGTTTTCAGTATATTCAATTCCCTTGACAGTGATGGGGATGTTGTTATGCCGGGAGCTGTCAAATCGGGTTTTAAAAATAACCAAGTTCCAATGGTATGGTCTCACAAATGGGATATGCCTATTGGAAAAGGAACTATCGCACAAGATGACGATAAAGCAGTTTTCAAAGGTGAGTTCTTTATGGACACCGAGTCTGGTAAAGAAGCTTACAACCTAGTTAAGAATATGGGCGATATGCAACAATGGTCATTCGGCTATAAAGTTAACGATTCAGATTTTGGTAAGGCAAACGACAAAGGTGGCGAAGAAACTAACGCTAGATACCTTAAAGACCTTACTGTATACGAAGTCTCTCCAGTACTAGTTGGTGCAAACCAAGACACATACACATTAGCTATTAAATCAAACACAGAGTTGTTGAAAGAAATAACTGATGTTAAAGGTGATGAAAAAGAATCATCTGGATGTGGAGACAATTGTGGTTGCAATCAAAAAAGTTACGGAGATGATGAAGAAGAAATGAAATCTTGTAAGTATCACGACGGTGGTCCTTGCATGAAGATGGAGGATGATAAAAAAGAAATGAAGAGTGAAGAAGATTTAGAAGTTTCACAGGAAGACAGCAAGTCTTTCTCTGAAGAAGTCATAGATGTGCTTGCTGCATTGGATGACTTAGTAGCCAGAGCAAAAGCAATTGCTATGCTCCGTGGTGAAGATGGTAGGAAATTAGGCGTAAAAGCCACCGAAGCACTTCGTGCAGTCGCAGACGACTTGAACGACGCTTGGACCGAAATTGATGAGTTCATCGGAAATGTCGGAACTGAGGGTGCTTTGGAGTTAGAAGTAGAAGAAGAACTTGTGGAAGATGAACAAGCTGAAACAGAAGAGGTAGCTGAGGCTTCAACTGATACTATTGATGTTGAAACTGAAGTCGAAGAAGTTACTGAGGAAGAAGCACCAGCAGAGGAACCTGCTGTTGAAGAACCGGAAGATGAAGCTGCTGAAGAAGAAACTCCAGAAGATAACACTGATTCCTCTGACGAAGAATTTGACGCTGAGTGGGTAAGGGCTCAACAAATCATTGCTGAATCCTTAGCCGAAGAA